TTTTCTCCGGTCGCCATGTTTTTTACCTTCATTTCGATCAGTGCGCCGCTCAGGTCCTTACCGGTTTCTACGCCAGATTCGTCGACGTCGTAGACCTCGAAAATCCACACGAAAGTATCGTCGCCGTAGTGCGTGATCGGCAACTCAACCGGTTTACTGCCCGGCGTTTCCTGTATGGTGAAGGTTTGCGTCATTTCTTTTTCAGTTCGGGCCGCATGTGTGCGGCCAGGTCTTCGGAAATCCAGTTCAAAAAATGCCGGCAGTTGTATCGCCCACGCTCGATGAATGGGTTGTAACTGGCGGCGGTTTTCGGGTCTATCAGGTCCGGGTCGTCCTTCCATGTGAGCGCTTCGGTCTTGGAAAAGACTTTTCCTGCGCGCTTCACGCAGAATTTGCGACTCGTTTGGATGATACTGCCCTGGTAGATGAAGTATTGCAGGTCAAGTTCAGCCGCTATGCCGAGGTTGGCGATTTCGTGCGCCTGGTTGTAGGTATCGTACGCGTACAGGCGCCAATATTTTTGCAGCGCTCCATCTTCGTCCGTTGCACCGACAATCAGGTTTTTCAGTCCCTCGAACAATTCTTTCAGGGTCCGTGCCGACACGATGCTTTGCACGACGAAGTCCCGAATGAACTGCCGCACCTCTGCGCTTTTCCCGAGCCGGTGCAAGTATCCGTCCGTCACGATGTTGCCGCGCGGGTCGACTCCGATGACCGATCGGATAATGTCGGCCTGCGTTTCTTCCATCGCCTCTGTAATCGGCTCGCCGATTAAGGAAAAGTAAGAGCCGGTAAGCGCGGCAACCGACAGCAGTTCGCTGGAAAACCCGGCCAGTTCATCATGAACCCGCAAGCGCTCGAAGCGATTAAATACGTCTTCGAGTTGTGCGACTTTAAGCACATTGCGTTTCCCGTTTTTCAGCCTTCCTTCCTGCACATCGAGCGAAACAGACAACACATCGCGCACCAGATCATAAAGGTCTTTTTGCATAGCCTGTACTCTTTTGTCCAGGCCTGTTTCCAATTCGGCAATCCTGCGCTCGAAGTCGACCGCCCATTCGCCAATTGCTGCAATAAGTTCCTCGTTGGTCATGGCATCAATTCACACCCAACACGGGGCGTGTCGCGCCCTGTGCCTCTGTGAGGTATGTTTGTACTTTTTCGTTTACGATCCGCCGCTGATCGGCAACGGGTTTCATGTAGAAGCCTTCCTGTTCGGCCTCGAGTTCGTCGAATATCACCCCGAGCATCATGTAGAGCACTTTGTACCGGGCCGGCACAGATGCGCTGCTGAGCGCCAGGGAAATTTTATCGGCCGACATGCCGCTGAACGGATTGAAGCGCTCCCGCACCTCCCACGCCTTGAACTCTTTCGGGTTGTCGGCGTATACGATCCGCGCAATGTCGGCTTGAATGTTCCTGATCACCACCGGTCCCGCATCGCTGCGGTTCGCGCTTTCCAGTTCGGCAAGCAGCGCCGTCAGGTCTTTCAGTTTGAAATCCTTGGAAAATACCAGCATGGCCACAAGTCCGGCCTCGATTGAGGCGAACCTGGCCACGGCGTACACCTGAAACCGCCATTTCTCGGCGTACCCCTGTGCACAAGGAAACAGCGTGTCGTACACGTTAGTCAGGTCGATGTTCTTTCCGGTCGCGGTGTCGGAAATCTGCTGGCGACTGAAAATATCGGCATTGAATACGACCGACTTGGCCTTTCGCGTCAACTCGTCGATGTATTCCTGCTGGAATTTCAAAATATCAACGGGTGGCGCCTTGAACACTACCAGTTTTTCGAGGTCGATCAACTCTTCGCCGCGCCGAGGCAGAGTAAGCACAAGTTTTTCTTGCGCTGACGTTACCGACTGGTGCCCCGTTCCCTTGCAACTCGGGCACAGGTCGCCGTTTCCAAGATGCCCGTCAATGCAGCCATCTGCGGTGCATGCCGGCGCGTATTCGGCGCGAAACGGGAATGCGGAAAGCGCCATCGTCAGATCGAGCTCTGAGTTAGATTTGATGCCTTTCAGCAGGATCGGCACGCACTTGTCAAATGGCGAAACGAACGTATTACCGCCCGTAAATTGGTCGCGGGCGTACCCGACCTGAAACGCTGGCACATAACCGGCGTTGTGGGGAGTATTGAAGGCGAGAAAGAAAAGCCGCTTTTGGAATCGGATGAGCGCACCGCCTTCCACCTCATAATACTTGCGCTCTTCGGGAGGGTTTGGCAACGATGGCGACGGCTCTACTTCCGTAAGAACGAGCGTCTCGTTGGAAAGGTAGATCGTGTATTTCTCGAAGGTTGCTTCGGATTTGTTTGCCTTGCGAACCTTGAATGCGTCGCGAACAACAATGTGTTGAAGCACATTATTATCAAGGCGATAATCGACGGCGCTTTCCGAATCGACCTCAAACGGGTAGGATGTTGCGCGCTCTCCCCTGGCTGGGTCGAATGCGCCGAACTCTGTGACTACGAAAGCGTTTGGGTCGGTCTGGATCATCTCGAACCAGCGCGTTTTGAACCATTCGTCAAGCGTTTTTGTGCCCCAGAATTTGCCAATCAACTCTTCAAGAACCGCCTCCTTTTGATCCTCACCGGCGCCGTAACTCAAAATCCGCTGGTAATTCGAGCGCGGGATTTTGTAAAACACATCCATAATGTTCGCGACAACTGAGGTCACGATGTGCTGCGTTATCGCGACACGTTGCCGGAAGGCTTCCGCGCTTTCCCGCATTGTAAACTGCCGGAGCAGATCGTCGAGCCCGTCGCCGGTGACAAGTTTGCGGTACAGCGCTGCAAGTTGCGTCGTCCTGTTGTAGAACGGGTGCCGTGCGCCATCTCCGACGACTTCGATCAGCCTTTGTAGTGCCTGCTCTCGTGTAGTCACTGCTTTTGTGTTTATTTGTTGGATTAAATCTGCCGGCAAAATCTTTCGAAATCGCTGCCGGCTATTCTCGTAATGAAGTAGTCCATGCTATCGGACGTGTGCCCATATTTCTCGTATTTCTGTCCGCTCACGTCGTCCTTTACTTTTTCCTTCCACTTGTGGCCGTTGGGGTCCTGCTTTACGTAGGTCAGGTCGGCCACAGTTTCCTTGCATCGCTCATCAATCAGGACTCGATACTTTGTGCGCCCGTCGAAGATGTTGTTAATGAAGTCCCTTCGAAGGATCACTGGCGGGTTTTGCCGCATCGTCCTGTCGCTGTTATTGCTCAGGTATCGCCTCAACTCCCTGGCGACAATCGTGTAATCTGTTCCGTCGCTCCTTGTGTCTCTTTTGTGCCCTGACGCGTCGCCGTAAAAAAATACCGACCGAATTGACGCGCCCCATTTCGCTTTTATCGCCTGGCACAGCCTTTCGGTCGTATTGTTCGGGTTTTGAAGGCAGAACTCATCGATCTGGCGTAGTTCAATCGAATCCTGTCCTGTCGCAACCTGCCAAAGCGTTGCCGTGATGTACGGGACAACGTTCTGGTCGAACGAGATGTGGACCGGAAGTTCTGGGTCGAACGAGACGCGGCCGACGTGTCGAACCGCGCTAAACGAACTGTAAAACTCCCCTCCGGTACGCGTGAACGGGTTGCCATAAATCAGTGCATTGGCCCGCTCTTCGGTATTGTCCGCAATCACGCGGGCAATGTATCCGTCTGGAAGGTTCGCCTCGTTGTGGTAAGTACTGCTCACCACTACGCAACGGTGACCTTCCTCGACTGAAAAGAAGTCGTTTCGATCGTAAATCCTGCTTTCAATTTCTGGCCGGTACTTATCCAGTCCGAACCATTCATTCAACCACCGCACTTTTGCGGGGCTGGTAAATATGTCGAGCGGGTTGTATGCCTCCCCACCTTTGGGTTCTTCACCAACCAATGAGCCACGCCCATCAAACCACATTCCAGGCATCCTGAGGCGCGTGACGATTGTCTCTTTCACGTCCGCCTCCCTGGTGTCTTTCGTTTCGTCGAGCGCCGCCCACCCAAACTCTTTGCCGTCGTGCGCCTTGGCGTTATCCAAACTGCCGAGAAAAATGACGGCGCCGTTCCAAAATGACGCGATACCGTTGTACCCGTCGAAATTGTGCAGTGTGGTGTCGAATCCAGCCGGCGGCTTTTTCCCGATCACATAGTCGCGCCCCTCAACCCATCCGAACAAGTCTTTCCACACCTGCCGCGCCCGGTACATCGTTGAGGTATTCAACTGGTTGTACGTGTTGGCGCCAATGAATCCGAATACGTTCGGAAATTGTTGAATCCTTACCCCAGTGCGAAGACCAAGTGTGTGGGTCTTCCCGCTTCCTACCCCTGCCAAAAACAGGTTTGTGCTTTTGGCCGTGGTGAGAAAAAACTTCTGCGGTTCGGATAGTCTTACCACCGCTTCACCCATGCGCGGCACATTGTTTGTTAAGGCAAAAATAAGGGCTAAATTTGCCAATTATTCAACAAAAACAGCGCCATTTTGAAAGAATCGCAACAAAACATTGTAAATCCTTCCGTTTCCGACAATTCGTTTGTCGGGAAAAGCGGGACGGTTTACGTCATCCATCCAAGCCTCACGGCGGGCCGGTTCGAGTACCTGGAACGGCTTCAAATCGAACTGCAATACGGCACGACGCTATCGGCATTCCGGCAAGAAGCGTCGGAGGTGTACACGCTACTCAATGAAGGGAGGTTTGCCGATGCGGCAGTGAAGCAGCACGGCGTCGTACATGGCTCAATCAGGATTGATGAGCGCCGCAAGCATCCGCTGATGCTCATTTGCTCACTGTTCATCGCGGCGCCCAATGAAGACCTCACCACCTGGAACGAGGCCGAAGCCGCTGAAAAGATCAACGACTGGTCCAATGTCGACATGGCTTTTTTTTTGGCATTACGGAGGCGTTTCTTACAGGACTTTACCAGCTTCTCCGATACCGATTTCCAGCATACTTCGCCGGAAAATCAAGCCGAAGCGAGCGATTCGTAACCATACCATCCGCCATTGCGGAATCGCTGGCCTTTTGGGTTCGCCTGAAAAAGTCGGTCGTGTCGGCAGGAATCGCGTACAGTGAAATATCGGAACTCGACGTGTTCGAGTTCTTCCAACTTCTCACCGAAATCAACAGGAAAAATGATTGATCAGGTCGTCGGAATTATTGCCGACAAACTTCGCCAGGGGCTGCCCGCAATCTCACTCGTTGCCGGCGTTGCCTCCCCGCAAAAATTGGATGTTGACGGGAGGATAAAAACCCTTCCGGCTGCGAGGATCGGCGCAACCTCGACTTTTTTGACACCGGTCTCCAGTGAAAGCGGGATCGTGTACTTCGAGGTGCTTTCCAACCGGGCCGGCGATTCGATGTCTGGCGGCCGCACGATGTATGTTGCGCAAGTTCGCTGCGTCGCATGGATCAATACCGAACGCGTGACGCCAACAGACCCGAATGTCATCATGTCGCATGTAGTGAGTCTTGTTGCGCAGCGACACACAGAACAGCCGCCGATTGCGATGATCAACGTAACGCCAATTGCGGAAGTGCCGAGAACTCCCGCCATTTTCAGCCGGTATACATACGATGAAGCCGAATGGCAATACCTGTCGCTGCCATTCGAATACTTCGCGTTTGACTTCAATATTCAATACGCGCTGAACCAGAACTGCGACCTTCCAAACGTAATCACTACCTCGCCGTCATGCTGAGCCTATTCGCGTTGCAACTGTCGTTCGAGGTCGCCGTCTTTGGCGTCGTCTTTACGCGCTACCTGATTGAGCCAGGCGCGATACTGTCGTGGTACGGGAAGTTGTTGTACAAGGCTGAGCGGTCCGCCCCTTGGCTTGTGAAGCCGCTCGGGATGTGTGAGCGCTGCTTCACCGGGCAGGTCGCATTTTGGTTATACTTGGCTATCTACTGGCCGCTCGACTGGATCGGCGGGTGCCACATGGTGTTCTTCATCAGCCTTTCGATTTTTTGGGCTTCGCTACTTGTCGCGATTCTTGATCTTTTTCGCCGCTGGTCGTAGCGTTCGGATGGCGGTAGGCGAT